GGAATATCGTATTCGGACTCGCAGTTTCTGTCTCTAACCAAGTACCACCATTGCGTGTTGTGACAAATGCTGGACTAACCAGTACTTGATGAGGATTTATCACGTGCATAATTACCGCTTGTTCCGTAGGAGACCCTACCTGTAGTGTATTCCCTACATCAGAGACCGAAAAAATTCCAGAATTCGACACAAAGTAATATCCACCACTACTGGTAACAGCGTCTGTCCCGCCTTGATAAGATCCAACAACAAGCGGCATTCCATTCAGGAACCTTTGTCCAACTTGCTCCAGACCAATCGGCTCCACGGTAGTGTTAGTGATGTCACTGGGTACATATGTCTCTACATTTGCGCTCAGAGAATTGGAGCTTCGATAAATGTTAAACACATTCAAGATTTGTGGGTTGGTAGTTTGTATTGTCGTATGAACGTAGTTAACCGTTCCGATGTTGGTACTCTGAATATTGGAGACAGCAATATACGCCACACCATCTTTATAGTCCACTAGATAATCGCCATCAATCCCTAGTTTGTTTAGGTTGACTTGAATAGTATCTAGTTGATCATAAAAGAACTCTCTTTGAAATATGTCGGGCCGAGAGAACACCACGGAGGTATCAAAATTAGCACCTATGAAACGATTTTGACTATCGGCAATAGAGTTGTTAGCCAAGTTAACTTGCCATATAGTTAAGCCATTATCATGCAACTCATCAGCAATATAGAGCACCTCTTGGGGAACTCTAACGAAAGACGCTCTTTCACGAGTTACACTCTTTTGGACAGGAGCCTGGTGACCAGTAAAAGTGATTGACGTATCATTGAACGTAGACAAACTATAGATCTCCCCTGTAGTCTCATTAAAGACTCTAAACACATCGGAGACTGGATAGTTCATCGTGCTAACCTGAAAGGCGCCGATTAACCTATTCTCTACAAACTCTTCAAGCGCCTCAACATGTGAGAGCACCCTATAATCTGTTCCAGGTGCAAAGACATCTTCGTAGTTAAATGAGATTTTCGCCAGCACACCTGAGATATTACGAGATGAGTTTACTGCGAGATCATAAGTAGTCGTATCGTATGTATAATCAACACCTGACGTAAAGATCTGTCGATAATAATACGTCATAGCCGGAGGATAAACTCCAGTTCCGTTATTAGTTAAGTCCGCCCCGAAAACCAGTATAGCACCAGTATTATAGTTGATACTATATTGTCCTGGCGCAGTAGGAATATTAGTAAGGCCGTACTTTATCTCCTGTGTAAAAGCGGGATGGGTTGAAACGAAAGCCGTAACGCCTGACCCACCAGTAGCCAGAAACTGTATTCCGCCAGATACCGATATTACATCAGTTCCCGTAACAATCGGGGCCAGTCCCGTAGAGAAAGAATTTATGATAGCAGGTGCTACTTGTCTGACGGACTGATTATCTGTCCATAATTGTACACTGGCGGGATCTACTATTCTGCCCAGTTTTTTGTAAACGTAGGACACATAAATAGTATCGCCCGCAACCGGAACTTGGAAGGCACCGGGCAAACCAGTTAACGAACTATTAGACAGTTTAATCTCATTGCCGGCGAAATTCACATTAATCCCAGCCAATAACGTATCATACCGGTTAGACTGTAATGTATATCCGTATTTCTCGATATCGTATTCTATAGTGGTTCCGTTGTGCAGTAATGATACCGAAATCACCTGTATCACTGGACTATTCGCTACGTAAATCGACATGCCATTAAAATGATTGTTCAACTCCGAATTATCTGACACTTGCTCGGCAACAACATCCGTAGCCTGCAAACTAATAGGATCAAGGGTAAGTGTTCCCAATATAGGGTTGGTTATTATAGTTGGACTAACCATAAAAGACTGTAAACGTGTTGGGTCGAACTCGATAAAGTCATAAGTAGTAGTTCCTGCTGGGGTAAGACCAACTCTAGAGATCTCGAACGCGCCGCGGTGCTGAAGCTGATCGGTTGGGCCATCTGAACGAGTTTCCAACTCGTCGACTACAGGTATTGAAAGATAGTTTGCGGAACCAGTAACAGCTATGGCCTCCTGTGCTCTATCAATTTGCCCTGCCATACCATTTACTAGGTTATAAACAACTGATTGCTGGTCCGTACTATAAATGGGCGGTAATGCCTGAATCATAGCATCTCGTGTAGCCTCAACTGCGTCACCAGGGCTAGTGATAAACTGAACATTACTTACACCATTCTCATTTATTACCTTACCGTTTATGGACTGAAAGGCCACGGCGTCAGTACTAAAAAACGTCAACTGATATTGTGCATCGGGGAAGATAGGGCTATAAGTTAAGGAGACAGTACTTCCGTCAACCAACACAGACAGAATAGATGGTGTTAGTATATTGCTTAGTGCCGGAACTAAAGACACGTTTCCAACGCCCACAGTCGGATTTACATCTTCTGTGAATATGACCTGCATGCTCGAAACAGTCAGGTTTGTGGTTCTAATGATTGCAAATGCCATATTGTTTCCCTTTGTAAACGTTATTCTGGTGACAAATATCCGCTAGCTGTTTTTATAACTATCCCAACCGCCCCTGCTATTAGATATTCATTGGCTTGTGCCGTTATACTTTGTACGTTTCCGCTATTGCCAGAGCTGAAGTTTGTTATAGTAACTCCGTTAATTCCACTCACAGCCGCCAGCGCAGTAATAACTCCAGAAGCATATGCCGTTGTGCCCAGGCTAGAAGCATTTAAGAATGTTGTGATAGCATTATTTGCATCCTGAGTTACGGTCTGTGTTTGTGCTACATAGTTTGGATCTACAACAACTGATACCGACACATTAATAGACACTGGTTTTGCCTGCTTAATCAACACATCCGCAGTTATAGGTCTTACTGTTTCTACGGCCAGTGTAGCTGCTCCTATTAGTGCATTGTAGTCATAAGTGATAGTTATTCTTTCGCCTTCCTGTGGTGCTACATAGTCATAATCTACACTATATGATGTATTACTTGCTGGTTGGTTCATATTACTTACTGTTATAGTACCAGACATACTGCCCGAAGGATCTTTAAACCCAGAGCTTACATATACTCGATCAACGTACAGAAACTCATTGTTGGTTATCTGCTGCCCATTAGCAGAGAAATAAATCAACTCATTACCGCTAGTGTTGATATAATAGAAGGTAACCTGAACAACGTCCCCTGTACTAAGTAATGCATTAGTATTGATAGGTGTGGGCGGCAATGACATCTGTACCGCACTTAACGAAGAGTTTTTGAGCGCAACATACCCGTCATATTGGTTGTTAGCCAGTTCGTAGTTCACTATATCATACACGGTGTTTACCGTTATATTCCCGGCATTACTTGCGGTAACTCCGCGTACAGACTCAACTTTAGACACACTTATTGATGATGGTAAAGTAGTAACACCAAGGTCCTTTAAAATAGCAGACTGTAAGTCTATCGTATATCCATTTCCTGATGTGACTACCACCAGTGCGGCTGAAACTTTCTTAACTGTCGTTCCCAATACACTAATACTACCACTAGCAACAGTGGACTCAACATCTAAGATTAGATTGGATGGCGCCCTTCTAAGATCTTGCACAATAGCTCCATGTGTATTATAGATATAAGACGTTGGTTGATAACCATCTAGATCGCCATCAATAACAAAGGTATTCTGGTCTCCTAAGATCGGCAGAACATCTAAGTTTGTTTCAGGGATTAACACGTTTATGTTGGCCACATAGTCCACCAATACTTTTACTCCACCGGTCGTTACTCCAGAAGGAAGAGATATGATGTTACTCTCGAAAGTCCCTTGAGCATAACCATCCTTGTTAAACAGGTTTGTTGTATTGTAGATTACACTAACAATATCGCCGTTCTCCGCCATAGTATCGGATGGTAATGAAATAAGATAGGTGCCAGAGATAATTCCGTTATGAGCATCTGTGTTGTATAACTCAGCACCATCTGATATACGTCGAATATCTACCACATTTTGAGCGGCCACAGGAACAGTAACTGCACCGCTAGATGCAGTAGAGGTAGTAGTCAAAAATGTTCGAACAGAAAGGACCTTAGAAATTGGATGAGTCACTGTTACTTCGTAACCATCTGCCCCTACTATTGCCGGTTCGCCCTGTACTAGATTGCTATAGCTCCAGTCTATGGAATCTTGAACGGTTCTATCGGGGTTATAGATTAGTAAGTTATCGTAATCAAGGAAGCTATCATAGTGCTTAGTCCATGTATAACCAACCTGCAAGACATCCGTAGAAACTGGTAATGTGCTTCCGCTGATTGTAATGTTTCCATCGGTATTTGGTGTTCCGGATGTACCATCTGGGTTTTGGTTTACTATTACGTAGTTCTCGCCAGTTGTTAGATTAGAAACACTATTCACAGATGAAACTGGGGTATGTTTAAGTGTTATTGTACTTCGGGTAGCCGAGTTTACTGTAGGGTTTTCATTGGTAACCAATATATTTTGATACGCATTTACAATAGACTCTACATCAGAAAACTGTAGTTGATCTGAGCCATTAAAAGTGCCCCTAGTAATCGACTCTCCCGGCAAGTCAACTGTATTAGATGTCCACTCTAACTTATCGAAACCAAATGGACTACCGGCGTAGGCACCTGTATCGTGTACTAGAGCGTAGTTTCCTACTAACTGCCCTGCACTATTTGTGTACTGCTCAGCAAAATTAGCACCAGATGAACTACCAGCAACTGAAAGTATACCGCTCACAGGTTGGAATGGCAGCTCATTTTCACTAATCAGCGTAACCCGCCTTTGAGCCGCATTTGTGGTAGTGCTTTGTCCTTGTTGGCCTAGAATGAAAACATTAGACGGATCCGTAGGATCATTACGACCGCTTTTATCTACATAGATAAATGAATCTACCTGGCTGGTGAGATTAGAACCCAAAACATATATGTCAACCATTCCGCCACTGCCAGCAGATACTATTACTATAGTTCCATTTGACTCCGTAGTAGTTTGCGTGCCATCACGTGTCATTAATGGATCGCCGGGGCCAACAACTATTGATGCCGAAACTCCAGTTATTGCATCTACCGTTGTCGTATATCCTAGAGAAGTACCGGTGTTGCTTCCGGCAAAAATACTTAATATCCGAGACAAGAACGCACTATCACTTTCTGGATCTGTACCGCCTAAAAATGCCTGTAGGTTTGTTACATTGGAAATACCAGTTACGTTAGTTGTTGTTAGCGAATATACTCCAATGTTACCAGACGTTCCTGACGTTAAAGCCTCCATATTGATTTCGGCAGCATATTGATCCGTAATAGAAGCTAGGGCTAACTGAGTACTAAGTCTGGAAGCTGTAGCTTTATAGGTGCTAGAACTAGCTGCTCTCATTACGAAATTATTAACTACCTGAAAGCTAATGCCGTTGTTCGCAATAACTACTGTCCCGGCCGGAATGGCAATATCCGCAGTTAAAACATTTGTGGTAAACACTGCAACGCCAGCTGAGTTATTACCAGTTCCTCTAGTGGCATTGAAATTAGAAGCAAGATGGTCTAGGTCTGATCCGCTAATGGAAAAGAACGATTGCAGACCAGCGATGTTCCTTAGCTGGGTGTAGAGATTAGCTATTCCCTGAGACGGAGAATCAATAAACAGGTCTCTTGAGACCGTTCCTGGCTTGGTATCTAAATTAGGCTGAACCATTCTTAGGTAGCTTAGAAAGTTCGATACCAGATCATTAAATGCAAGAAATGTTGCCATCGTATACTCCGTTATGTTGTCGAAATAATCGTAAATAGTTCTTGAAGTTGAGACAGTGCCTTAGAAAATACGGTTATAACGATGTTCAGCTGTCTCATATCACTGGCGTCTCTTTCCACATTAACTCCGCCAATTGATGCTATAGTTTCGGCCAAAGTAACTTGTTGTGTAGTGGACTGAACCTTTTGTAATACTTGAAGTCTTTGTAAGCTCTGAGTTATATTAGCCTGAATGATGTTTAACCGTTGAGCATCCGACATGCTGTTCCCAATTACATTATCTCCAATCAAACACCCATACCATAATTGATTAGGGTTTGAGCCTAGAGGGGTAATAACTATCTTAATGATATCCTGTCTCAGCTTCGGCGTGTCTGAAACGGTTTGTATAGTTCCGTCGGCGTTGACATTCAGATCGCCATTAGATGTTAGTAGAAGATCAAAAGACATAGGTGCTCCAGCTTTATTATGTTTGGGCTGAAATATAAGCCTTCATTAACTCTGACTTGGCTTTAGGGTCATTTATTACGGTATTTAACTGGTCATAAATTGTACTGATTCGATCCTGCAACGTTGTTACGGACGCACTTACTGCCCCAAAATTATCACGAGTGAACTGTGCTGTCCCATAAGCTATATTTAGGTTAGCTAATGCGTCGTCGTTTAATAAACCAATAAGAGAACCATTAGGAGAATCAATTTTCATTGTAAATAAGCCTAAGATCACTGCCATCACATCTGTTGCGGCTAATCCACTATATGTTCCAAATATGTAGTCCAAATTCATGAAAGCCGACTTCAAACTAGATGTAACTTTCTCTACCTTCTGATCGGTTTCGTCCTGGGCCTGTACTATTGTTCCGCCATCGCTCATGGCCATGCTTATAAATGGCGAGGCAAACAATGCGTCTTTCAGATTTCTTGTTGATGGTTGTCCTACATTGGTTAGCACCGAGTCATCAAAATTAAAGATAGACATCCTGGCCTGCTTTAATGCTAAATACGCCTGTTGATTCTGTTGCGCAACATCTAAAGCGGCCCTAGAACTAGGATCAACATCCGTCTCTGGATTCTGAACAGGAATGTTGGTGGGCGTAACTGTTGTATTGGTACGACCCCTAGCTTTGTCTGCCGTTTGTTTTATATCAGTCAGTGTAGTGGCTACATTTGACAATGAAAGAACCAGGTCTTTGATAATACTTTGGGCGGCCTCAGCAAACTCAACATACACATCATTCATAACGGCGTTATTGTTTATGACGGAGTTAAACCACCCAATAGAACTAAGCCGTAAACCTATTACAAACTCTAGAAATGGAACATGGTATACAACACCAGCATTAGAATCTCCCAGTGCCGTTCTTTGTTCTGTAGCCAAAAAAGCTGCAGCCACTCGCCGTGACTGAGGGAAGACAGGTATCGTTCCGTCAACATACATGGGGAATAGATTTGGCCTTCCGGATCCATATTTTATGCTATCCAAAACGGAAACGGTATTATTATTAAACATGTTCTGCATTTCAATGGCTGTTGGCTGAACTGATGCAGGGGTTACTCTTTGATACATGCTTATTAGGTCTTCATCCTTCAAAACCACATCAGAGGTTGTATTGAAGATATTACCGTCCAAAAACTGTTCGCTACCAGATAGTCCTGGTAAAATAGCCGGCAACCCCAGCGCTCTATAAAAAGCATTGATCCGCGGCTCAGGAGAATTAGCTGCTTGGCCTTTTCCTTGAGAACGCAAACCATCAACAGTAGCCAAAACGCCTGTGGCAAACTCGGTAAAGTCAAAGTCCTTGTTATAGTTAGCCACGAGTTCCTCCAGGCTGTCTGTCTGGACCACCAGTAGTAGGTGCAGATGCTGTCTCTGGATTCTGCTTCGATAACTTTCTCCGAGCAGGCAGTACCGCATCAGAAACAAATGTGACCTGAATTAGCGCAGGCTCAGTGGGCTTAGAACTAACCAAGGCTGTTATGTCTGCAACACCAGGAAACGGAGATCTTAGGGTAGCCGTTGTAACTCCTGTGGCATTATTAGTTTGCTGATCTGACAGCACACCAAACGTAGTATGTATCTCAACCGCAATGCCAACACCACTAGGAAGGTTTTGGGCTATAGCATTACCGGCTATATCAACGGGGGTAACTGATATTACAGCAACATCTACATCATCTGCTTTTACTATAGTCTTGTCTACACTCAAAGTACCCAATGCAATATCACCTAACGTTGTATTCATAACACCTTTTAGAAGAGCGGCATAATTGTTCATTAGGCCTACTATATTGTTCTCAGCATTATTCATACAGTCAATACAATCATCATAGGGCGGTAAATGATTAACTACACAATCAACGCAACCACTTAAGTCGTTCAAATATCCATCTAGCTCACCAATCATTGCAGCATGAGGTATATTCAGTTCCGGATGATTTACCAAAGCCGGATTCTGAACACCATCATAGACACTGCTCATATTTGCTATAGCTGTCGAGATAGTAGGAAGACATCCCATTGATACTAGATTTTGAGCAATTAACATGGGCCAATTTGGAACTATGGTGTAATTAACCATACCGCCCAATGGAGCTAAACCACCATTTATTAGCGTCATGGTAATCCCGTTTAGATCAGCCAAAGGAACAGTCACAGTATTTGATCCGCCACGCATTCCGGATATCTGAACGTCAAAGTTTGCTGAATCCCCAGTTTGTCCAGCCGGTACAGCTATATTAACCGGCTTATCGAGTTGAGCATTCAACTGTGAACTAAGATTCTGCACAAAGGGCGCTAGTTCAGGCAGTAACAAATATCCTGTCGTAGGCAGCAACTTCCACGCAAATCCTACTGGCGCATCTGAATAAGGTGATGCATATAATAAACCAGTTCCTGTAGGGGGATTTTTTAGTACAGGCGGACACACTGTGTCATTACAACATGTCGAGTCTCCGCTACCACATGGTATTCCTCCGGCCAACTTCAGGATATTCATAACCAAATCCAGTATAGGCTGAATGACACTAAATAGCCCTATCTGGTTCAATATATCCGCCAGTATTACAGTTAGCTTGTGCTTTATAGCGGCCTGCTGTTGTGGATTTCCATCGGAACCAAACGACTGCTCTAGAGCTATAACGTTGTGCTTTATCAATTCAATCATCGGAATTATGACAGTCACCACGAAAAACACAATGGCTAAAATAACCTTGATGATATTCATGATCATCAAGACGCCAGCAAAAGGAGGAAACAACGCAATGAAGGGAGGAATCCATTTAGCAATCAATCTCTCAACAGCAGCTATAACGGCAAAAGGATTCATAAGAGCACATATGACTTCTAGTATGCCACGAATTACACCCATAATAGGAAGCAACATTGTATAAGCTGAAACAAAGGGAGCCAAACAAGCCATCAAGCTATTTATAGATGAGCTGATTGATTTAGCTGCTGAGGGCTCAGAATATCCTTGCAACGAAGCGCCACCAGGTAGTTGAAATTGGAGCAAGGTTTCTGCATTCAAAGCAGTGCCTGATGGCGGTTGAGTGCTAGTATCATACGGCGCAAGGAAAGAGGAACCGGCAGCATTCAAGATATCATTCAGGGCCGCTAACGCCGGATTGCTACTGTTTATGAAGTGTATATCAACCATTACTTGTTCCTTCCGTCTCTAACCATTAGTTGTTCTGAACCAGTTATCGCTCGTGTCCCGTCTGTACTAGTATCTGCTGTTCCATACATATAGATGTTTTCCCCGTCCAGCAATAAAGATCCGCCAGCCGTCAAAGTTAAATCACCACTGGCCTGTATAACCCCGTTACCAAATATTTGCATTGACATACCATTCTCATCAATAGTAATCACCTGATCACTTCCGCCCGGCCGATGTAAATGGATCTCAACTCTTCCCGGCCGATCTTCTGTATCCAACGGGGCAGCGAATCGAGTGTCGGTTGAAATTCCTGGGCCGCCTAAGTTAATGATTACATCCCCATCAATCTGTTGTACTACCCCTCTACCGTTCCGGTCGCGACCTACATGTGATATTTTGCTACCCGCCAAATCTAATACCAAAGACTTTCGATCTATTGTATCGGCCCCAATTGAAATCTCAGCACTACCATCCAAGTTTAGACTTAAACTTCTCCCACCAGCATTTGCTGCAGGATTCATTCCAGTTCCGCTTTGCAAGATCTGGTTGTTAATTGGACTGGTTGAAAATAGTGGAACTGACGTAGCACCAAGTCCAGGATATGGATTTCTTAATCTCCCCGATGCAAATATAGCAGAAGCAGCGTTTCCCATGGCATAATTTGCTGTTCCTATCAAAGCCGACGGAATAACCGGGTTTGATGTTGCTGTTGGAGATAGCGGTGCTGGTGAAGTCTCAGGCATATAATTCGAGTCAGCAACTTGCTCGCCCATTGGTTTAGCAAAAGGCAGAAATCGTACATCCACTTGTTCAGGATCTTTCCAATAACCATCCCCGGCATGATTTGGATCTGGGTTTCGTGATACATAATACCGGCCCAGCATAGGGATATTTCCCAGTTCTGATGAAGCAGGAATATTGATCTTAGTAAGCCCTTCGCCGTCTACATCTACGCTCCACCTACTATGTTGTGCAATATTATTAGTAGTATTTACCAGGGAGAAGTCTAATGCAGAGGTTGGCTTCCTAGAATTAATCTCAAAGTGGTATTTGATCGACCGATTAACGAAGCTATAAGTCCTCTGTAAATCCTGTATTGTTAATGCACTAGGAGCGGTATTTATCTTATCCGCGGTCGGCACATCTATCACATTCCTGTTTAAATCCAAGATGTTGCCATATATGTCAACAACTGTGCCCTCTACTTTCTCGATTAAATGGTTGTAGTTTCTGATATTAAGATCCAACACATCTGTGCGTCGGTTTTCTCTGGCGGCCGGATCAACTACAGACTGCATATATCCTGCCCCGTCTTTCATCGCAGTGGCTTCAAGCGGTATTCCCCTTACATTAAAGGTATTAGCATATTCGTAAGTTATATCACGCTTTTCCACCAAAGACGGGTTTCTAGTGGTGCGTTTGGATATTTGCGATGTCCTAGCGTAAACCTCATTTAGTGGTGAACGGCCAACATCCATAAGCAATGAGTCATATGACTCTCCGCTTAAAAAGTTAAGCGTCTGTGAATCACTTAGAGATTCTGAGGAATTTTCATCCCTCTTAACGAGACCCTCTATAGTACGTCCGGCCTCGGTGAATCTGTAAGTATTGTCTGTTCGTAAATACAGAGCCCGCGAGTCAGTAGACAACTCTAAATCTGCCTCAAGTTCTCCTGCCCCAGCCTCTAGTGAAATATTACCATTTGCCATAAAACCTAACGTAGACCCATTCTTGCCCTGTATAACAATCTCTCCCGGCTCAACCTTAGGATAAGACGGCATTGTTACTGTACTATTTGGGACACCTTCTTGTGAGAAGTAAAAGCTACGATTAGGAATGATACCAACGATATGTGGTTGTTCTTGCGGCCCCATTGCAATTTTTACTCTGGTACCTTTTTCAAATCCCACAAATATACCACTACCGTCACCAGCATGTGGATGCGGAACCGGACATTTTACTATATGCTCGCCTTCACGATCAGTAAACATGCACTCAACATACGTTGTGTAGACGTTGGTTATAATAGCCAGTCTTACTGCATATCCAATCGGCATCCTAGACATTAAATGGCTCCAAATATCAAGACGACTTCGATGATAAGCTCTATACCGCCAGGACTATTTCCGTCAACCAAAGAATAAACCTCTTCTTTGGGCAAGCGCTGATAGGCATTATTAACTTTCAGATCAGTACCAAACACCAATGCTTTATCATTGTCCGAGATGTCATCTATGGATAGTGCCTTGGTCGTAAAGAAACTAGTTAGATTCGCAAATCTGCCACCTGTGCTTGAATATAGCCCTCTTGGATTTAAGAACCAATCTTTAACAGCGTCCATACGAGCCTCTACTGAAGTAGCGTCTCCTTTAAAAATAGCAAATCCTCTTATTTCAAGCTGCGGATACATATCACTGGGACTAATCTGATCATTAGCAATCATTAGTGCGTTTTGTAACTCATTAAGATTGAATCTACCATAAGCAGATCCCAGTGCATCTGTTAAATCATTGTGTTTAGTAGATGTCGGGAATATAATAGATGCAAGATGACGCCCCACAGTTGTGCTAGTAGTTTGTCTTGACACTCCTACTTTATTGATTGCATTGTGCGATTTAATAAGACTCTTTCCTATTACATCTAGCGGCGTCGGAATGTACTCACCTAGTGGATGCCCATACTGCAAAGTCAGAGTCGTAGTGCAGTTTCCGCTTTGATACAAAAAGCCATGACTTATCGTGGTAACGTAGAATAACGAATCACGTGAAACTATATACACCACATCTCCAAGCTGATAGTATTCATTTCCGGCAACAGTTATAGAGCCCGAAACGGCCATTTTTCGATTGCGACTTAACAACATTACCGCATAAGGTGCCATTTGTGTTTCGGCATCTTTAAGAAAGGGTCTACTTACGCTACCATCTGTTTTATATCCATACTGCCGCCAAAGATCGAAGTCAGTCGCTCCAGCCCATAATGCAGGAATACCACCCAAATTACCAGGGCCCTCGCCTATAAGATCTTGCTCGCCATTTACATCCACTCTACATACAACATTCTCGCCGCTTTCAGTAAAGGTAGAGCTGATGATCTGGTCATCATAGATTATAAAGCGTCGAGCTGAACCTGGTCCTAGAGTATCGTTAAGGTCATCTTCAATGATGTCAGAGAAGTAACTCAGCATATCGGCCGACATATTACCTGATATGTTGCCGGGTGTATTGTCGGCGTTACTGCCTTGAGCCGCCATCTTGGTTTGCTGATCCAACAACCTTTGCCTGCTGCTTACCAGCTGGGACAGTCTATTAACCGCTGCAACCCTGTTAGAATACATATTAGGTTGAGTGGGACTATTAAGTGATAGTATCTCCTCTTCAGCCGCTTCTCTAGTATCTACATCAGTTACATCTATTGCAGGACCGGAGGTCAAAGAGTTTAATGTAGCCCTCAACGCTAATAATTGGTCGGAACGACTTTGTAAATCGGTAGTGTCAATTGGCGACCATACATTAAACACTAGATTGTCTGAAGCGCTCATTCCAACGTTAGTAGATGCAACCTTAGAAGTCAATGCCGTGGCCGCAGACCCGGAGGAGTTTATGATAGTTGTTTTCTGTGCACCAACAACAGTCGGATCGCCCATTCCAAGCAAAACTCCTTCGATGTCTATATTAAGAGCATTTTCCTGAAGCTGGCTTTCGAGGTTCTGCTTAGTGGTCTGAAACAGACTAGATAAGAAGTCAGGGTATAGTTTGTTAGACTGTTGCTTCGCCAGAAGAAACATCTTCAGTATCAATGACAGCGGCGTATGATTAAACCTCGGTGGTCTAAATTGTATATGTCCCTGACAATCACAAAATAGCTCGAAGTCCAGTACCTTGGCGGCGTTTACAGCAATCTCTTTTGGTGACTTGAAATCACTATTCCACATTTGGGTGTTCTGAGACATAACTAAAGCAAAGGCCTGTATGTCCAAGTCTTTATCATATTCATCACCGACAATGAAGTAGTTGGTATCTGAGTTAAACTTGCAATCGTATTGAGGACGGAATAACGTCAGTTGATCTCGTAGCTTAATCGAGCCAAACAACTCCTGTGTGCCCGCGGTGCTAGATTCTGCAGTTGGTGCACCATAATCTACAGCAATGTCGCTACCATATAAACGCATCCCAACGGCTTGACCCTGAGCTGCCGTATTCTTAAAAGCGGATGCTTGGTCGTTTATCTGCTTGGTTAGATCATGGATCAGTGTATTTAGACCAGCGCTAACCTTTGCATAAGGATTGTCAGGAGTTGGTGGTCCCGCAGTCAAAGACTGATTCTGATAGGTCGTAAGGGAGTTCAGCTGATCTTGTAACTTAGCCTTTTGACCTATTAGGTTGTTCAGTGTCTGTGATGTTGTAGATAAACTGGTCTGAGCAGCCAAACGACTTTGAAGAGCGCGCGGATCGGTCTTGATAGTCTTATAGGGCTGGAAATTACCAAACACCCTGTTTTGAGACCTGAGTATATCGAAATACGAATGGAAGTAACTCTCAGGAGACACTGCGCCATTGTTCATACTATAAGTTCCAGCTGATTTAGCGTTCTTATAGAACGACTCGTAGTTATGTGGAAATCCAGTAACCAGCACACTAACTATATCGGCTGCATCCTGACCAACAAATGGATTGGACATAACGGTAAGACCCATCTCTCGTTTTAGCCGCTGCGTTGCATCTGGACTGCCATCTAACGTAGTTCTAAGGTTTACACTACGAGTTGCTGATATAATACCTTGTTTCCATTTATATGTCAACCCTGGGGCATGTTTGAACTGAGTGATATAAGTTCCATCACCATTATCAAAGTAGTCTTGAGCAAAGTTGGTTTGGTCTAATGGTTGTCCTGGAGTAACGCCGTTATTGTATACTATGAGTCCGTTATTCAGACGGGCTTGAGTTTCTGAGTTGAATGGCGGAAACGTAGTAGCCGCCTGTATTAGGTGGGAACCTGGATCGATTTTAATGTCAAACGCGGTAAGAGGATCTTCTAACACCCCTTGAGTCTGATCTAAACTAGGCGTAACATTTACACGAGACTGATCTAGCCAGGCCATGTTGCTCTCACCGCTTACTCTGGTAGTATAAACTCCGTCGGAATAACTCTCCGACACAGTTTTAATAAGCCCGCCAAAAACATGCATACCGGCATTACGCAATAGACTATCGGTTCGTAATTGACGATATAACCCGACAGGAATACCTAACGAATCTAATCCTTGTATAGTCATTTCAGCCGCTAACTCTGCGTCAGACAAATCCTGAATCTCCGCGCCATACCTAGCGAACATGGTATTTGATAGTGCTGCATCTAACGGGCCTACCGTCTCGCCCTGTTGGAAAGTCGTACTACGCATATAGACATTTACCAGATCCATAGGCTGAACAATAGACTTGCCTAGGTAATGAACTCGTAGATTGCGTCGAGCATTAGTTACATCAGGAGACGAGTTAGCAGTGGCGTAGTTATTGTTGATAGTCTGTAGCTCATTTACGTACTGTCCTAGGGTCTGAAATATCGTTGCCACCAGATTGTTTTCATCCGAAGTTAGTTGCAACTGAAGTGGCAGCTGGGCTAGAATGATTTCGTAGTTAGTCGCATCAAAAGCAGTAGGAATAGCACCAATAGAAGCAACAACCGAATTAGCGGCACCAGTCGTTGGATTTATCTGAAACATTATCTCTGAGTTATCAACGCCACCAAAAGCATTAGTGGCAAAAGATGTAGCTAATCGACTTTTCCTGGTACTCGTTAACTGCTGCTCTAAAGACATGGCTGATTCATATAGAGCCTGAGGAGACATCGCATCTGATAACGTTCCATTCAACTCCATCTGCGCTGTGGACAGAGCTGTCTCTATTTCATCGCTAGTAATCTTGGTGAGGTTATAGGGGTCTTGCATAGAAAAGTCTATGGATCCATTAGAGCCGGCGTCTAGGCTTAACGTTGTGTTTAACTCGTGAATCAGAGTCAGCTCAATAGTTCCACAGCCGCGACCCGTAAGAAACACATCGGGCTGATTTACATCAACAACCCAGGTAGTTTGTGTGGCGTGTTTCATACCACGGACTTTGTCTTTAAGGCCTTTCAGCCCAGCCGCAATAGAATCGGAAGATTGAGTCATCGCCTTGGCGTCTTTTAGTTGCTGTTGAAGATCTTGCATACGAATTTGCCATGGCAATAATGTTTGTCCACTGCTAAAAGAAGCAAACTGCTGGTTCCAATCGTATATATTTTGTTGGGCAAGATTTACGGCATTTTGAAGAGATGTGTTTAAATATTGAATAACGGTCGCGATGCGGTCCTCGTCTAAGTCGGTTTCTTCGTCTAATAGACTTCGGGCTTTGGTTAAGGCTTCGTAAGAAGCGAGTTGCATACACTTGTTTTCAAAGAGGGTTTTAGTGGCCCGCAGAAAAAGTTTCTCGCCCTTGTCCATATATTTAACGTCATTCTCAGCAGCAAAAGACCTAAAAGCACGCTTATGAATATACACAGTCAAAACAGGCTCTTGAGAAGTGATATGCCGCTCTTTAAAGTCTGAAATGCCAGAAAGAGTTGATCCAGGGAATACTGTACCAGGAACCGAAGATAATCCATTATCAACAAAGACTGGCTCGGTATAAGTATTTGATGCCCCGCTGACTAAAGATGTAATAACACTCTCTACCCCGGTCAGAACATTAGATGCCTGTTGTTTTAAACCAGACCAAAGTGTTTCTGAGGAGTTGGAAGTAACTCCGGCATCTGAGCCTGTTAGAATTGCCATTAGTTATCCTTAAATTAGGGGCCGAAAGACAATGGGGCCGACTCGGGATGATATTGTGCTGGAGTAGTTTGTGCCGCTGCAAGTCCTAAAGCCAAATTACCAACTTTACTTATCATTGAGTTAACAAACTGACTCGTCGGATCCGTCGCAGCTGCCTCACGGTGCCAGGACATAAAGTTACTACGAACACCGCTTATGGAAGTGGCGGTAAATTCGATGTTATACTGAAAGAGCCCTAGTCGATTTACATCCTCTGTGACGTTCAGACTATTAAAGTAGCCCCTATAGCTCACGCCTTGATAGTAAAGCGAAACTCCTAAAGCTAATGATGCTAATGAGGGCCTCATAATAAAATTGCGGTTCTGTAATTGACTCTGCATATAAGATACCAACTGATTACCCACATTAGACTGCGTTGATGGAAATGTTGAAGAAGATGATTGCTGATTCAGTAAGTCAGCCGAGGTATTAGATGCTATTTGGGCAAATATCTGGTTCTCAGAGTGATACACGCTGCGTAAAACATTGATACCACTAACACCAGAAGAGCCGGTGGTGCCAGACATAGTCAACTTAGTTAGATTGTCTCCCCAGTACTGTAAAATAAAGCCGCCCTTGGTACGAGTTGAGGTAATCTGCTTAGACTCATTGATAACGAAGTTCTCGGGGTTGACATACATCTGGATCGAACTGCCGTTTGGAAGCATCCAGGTCATAACCTGTTGGTCTCGGTTAGTTAAAC